TTTTAATGCCTTTTGGTTGATTGATGGAACAGTTCTACAGTTGAACCACTCTCAACCTTCAGGCAATCCCTTGACAACTCTTATCAATTGCGTGTACAATATGCTCATTTTCAGATACATCTATCTCCTTGCTCTTGAGGATAATGGTTACCCTCTTACTCTATGTAACTATTCCTCTAGAGTTGCTTCCATCTTTTATGGTGATGATAGTATTTGTGCCATATCCAACACTGCTATAGAGTGGTTTAACCAGCACTCTATCACAAAGTATATGTTGCGAACTGGTCATGAGTATACAGATGAAACCAAGTCTGGAAATCCTCCTCCTTATCGAGATATTTCTGAAGTGACTTTTCTTAAAAGAGGTTTTGAGAATAAGTTGGGTTTTTGGCAAGCACCTCTATCCAAGTTGACAATTGAGGATATGTGTATGTGGTCTCGTAGTGGTATAGAACCCCAGGAGGCGATGCATCAGACGACGCGTATAGCTAGTTTTGAGGCCTCGCTTCATGGAGAGATGTACCATAATGAGTTCTGCAATACGGTGCGGCGGGCATGTCGTGAGGCTGGCTATTCAGATAGCCTTCTTCATTACATGGAAGCCCACAATATCCTTCTTGATCAACAGGGTAGAGGTGATGCTAGAGACACTGACTTTCTTGAATATCTCTTAAATATGTAAATATTTTGTTTTATTTTCTTATTTTATGTGGTTTTAATGTGAGTATTGGTTACCCGATGCAAGTGAACTACGCTCCAGACAACTACCTTGCATAAGGCTTGCTCACATTGGTTTGCTATTTAGCGTGCGTGTACCAGTGGCAGTCCCATATACACGTGTCAGGAGAAATCCTCTGCCTACTTGGGTCAGTATGGCAGCCAACCTTAGGGTTGGTGAGGATTAAAATGACCTGCTGATTCTCCAACAGAACTTTTAATACCTTCTTCCTATTCTAATGATGCTTCCTATGAGGCATCAACTCTTATTGTTAATGACCCTCACTTGTCTTCTCAACAAGTGACTCTTTCTTCTAACGTAACGGATAATCTTTTTGAAGTCCAAGATCAAGAGCTCGCTGAATCTATGATGAGAGAGATTATTGTGCATAAGGGTATCTGGTCCACATCAGATCCTGAAATTAGTACAACTATCCCTGATTCTAAGATTAACGTTCAATTTGATCAACCCATTCTCGCTCAGGTAAATCTCCCAGATGATATTGTGCGAAATTCTCCATTCATGGCCAATAAAGCTGCAAATATTGCATATATGCGTGGTAATTATTGTGTCACACTCCGTGTGCAGGGAACTCCTTTCCTGCAAGGTGTGTTATGGATGTGGAATAAGCCCAATGCGAAGCGAACCTCTGTCTTACGTAGGTCATTGACAGAGCATTTGCGTTCAATTACGTCTTTTGAGGGGGCTAGCTTGAACATGCAGAGTGAGGATCGCGTGATTTCGATCAACGTGCCCTTCACAAGCGAGTTCCAGGTTTTTAACCCTCGTGATGAGAATATCCTGAATGAGATTCGGGTTTCCGTCCTTTCTGCTTTAACCGGTCAGAAGGATATGGAAAAGGCTTCTTACGCTCTTACTGCCAAACTCACAGAAATTCACTTCTATGGTCATGCTCCCTCTACCACTACTACTCTTCCTGAAGTAGAGGGTGATGATGGAACTGCTTCTGAACGTGGGATTGTATCGTCTGTTGCGGACACTGTCGCATCTATTAGCTCGACAGTGGCCGGTATGGGTGTGCCTGTTTTGTCCTCTATTGCGAAACCTGTATCCTGGGTTTCAAAGGTGGTTGGTAATGTTGCTAGCATGTTTGGTTTTTCAAAGGATCGAGACATGACCAAAGTCACGGCTTACGAGAACATCCCTGCAAAGGGATTTACTCATGGTATAGGCTTTGACTATGGGGTGCCTCTTTCCTTGTTTCCAGATAATGCTATAGATCCCACAGTGGCTGTTCCCACTGATGAGGATGAGATGAGTATTGAGTATCTTGCACGAAGATCTTACATGCTCGATCGATATAAAATCCAGGGAGGTGATATTCCCTCACCTTCCGGGACGATTATTATGGATCTACCCATCTCCCCAACCAATTTTGCAACCTATGGTAAGGTAATGAATGAGTATCGTACCCTCTTTGGTGCGCCGATCAATCTTGCTGCAGCCTTGGCGACGTGGTGGCGCGGAATTCTCAAATTGCGTCTCACTTTTGCTAAGACACAGTATCATCAATGTCGTTTGCTTGTCCAATATTTACCTTATTCTGCAGGTGTACAACCATTAGAAAATGTTCTTTCTGAAATCATAGATATTTCCAAAATTGATGAAAAGGGAGTCGAAATCAGTTTTCCTACAATTTTCCGTAATAAGTGGTTACGAACTTATGATCCTGCAATGCAAGGGTACACCGAAGGGTGTGCCGCTGGTAGAATTGTTATTTCCATTCTGAATGAACTCATTAGTGCGGACACCGTGGCTGATCATATCACCATGATGCCGTGGATCACATGGGAAAATTTTGAATTAGCAGAACCAGGTTCCTTGGCGAAAGCGGCTATTGGCTTCCAGTATCCTCGTGATGCGCAGGAGGTTGAACAAGCCCAATTCTTCAAGGTCCCAATTTCTCAAACGTACCAATTCGACCAAGATACCTATATGGGCCCTGCGACAATCAAGGGCTATAAGAGGTGGACATTGATAGGTCAAGAATCACAAGGATCTTTCAATATATTCGATGAGGGTGGTCCCCATTGGGTTAAAATCCCGCAGGGTACTTACCAGCGTGAAATAGAATTGATTGGGAGTGATAGTGACCTTACATTGGTTACCAATCATCGGTATCAACCTGGCGCTATTGGCCCGGAGTTCTTTACAACTATTCTGGGTGATGGTGACACGGTTAAAAGTACAGGTGAATTCACGGCATGTTTTGTAGAAGTTGCTGGATGGAAGGGTAAAACTTTCAATGCTGTCCTTAAAAAGGGAGACATTCAATATCCTCTTATGAGTTATGTAGAAGATATGCTCCAATGGAGTAATGCGGGTTTTCTCATTTCTAAAGGTGAGTGGCAAGTTCGTATTACCGATCCTAAGATTTCGGTGCGTCTCGTCTCAGATCATAAGTTGGATGTGCATCCACATAATAAGCCCCCATTAGGCTTTTTGTCGGATGCCGAGGATGTTCCCTTCACACCCTGGTTGCCTTTACTGCCAGAGGTGGAAGGAGCAGAATTTCGAGAGGGTGACTCTTCCTCGCTTCTAACCACTATGGGCGAACAGTTTCGTTCCTTGAGATTGCTTTCCCGTCGAGCCACATTGATGGATAATGTGTCCGGCGTGGAGGTTTCTCTCCCTGGAATTACACTAGGTACTGACACAACATTGCGACAGAGTGTTTTAAACATTATATCGTATATGTATCGTTATACCAAAGGTGGAATTTCCTACAAGCTGATTCCTAGGAATGTACAGTCTGGTCTGTTTATCACAACACTTAGTAAAGATGCTGTTGATAAAGCAGAGGGAGCCTATGTCTTTGATAACAATCGCGCTATGCATTTTATTGATACTAGGTTTAATCCCATTGCACAGATCACCTTGCCTTTCTATAGCCCAGCGGAAAATTTGGTAATTGATACCAACTCTTTTCCTTTCCTAAGTAATTTATCAATTTCAAGTGTTGATAGAAAGAAAAATGATTATACTGTGCTTGTAGCAGCAGCAGATGATCACTCTTTCTCTCAATTGGCAGGGGCCCCTCCTTTTACTTTTGGGCCCCAAATTTCTTCTTAAAATCCTATTCTTTATATAGGTTCCATGGGGAGACCTCAATCTATCCTATGGAATTAGCCCGCCTCTCGGCGCGTGGGTTGACATGATGAC